CGAAAACTGCGCCGCTGACGGCCGTGAAGCTGACATTGAGCGCGGTGTTAGGAGCTGACTCAGCGTCAGCCCACATTGCCTCAAACAAGGAAGAGGTTGCGCCCCAGTCTTGCAAGAGTTCGATTGTGAAGGTCCATTGCTTGTCAACGGACTTGTAAGCCCGACCATCAAGGGTTTGATAGGTCTCGATGATGGTGTCGCAAGATAAGACTGCCGATGTCGCTTGAGCATCGTAAGAAGCGGAGTCAAGCGTAAATGTGACATCGCGGCCAGTTATTACTGTCGTTGCCATTTATTCTCCTTATGCGGTTTGCTCGTAGCGGACGCTCAAGCGGATATCGGAGACGAGCAGGTTAGTCGTTCCGACTTGAGTCACCGTCGGTCTTTCGACCGTCGAGAGCTCATACTTGGACGCTGATAAAGCGCCAAGAATACTAATGACCAACTTCTCGAGATTATCGAGGCTGGCTGGGTTTGATAGGTAAGCGACTGCGGCGCTGATTGTGTAATTTAACTTGACGCGGACATTGGATCGACCGATTGATTCCAGTTCCATATAAGGCGAATCGGGAACGATGACAACTGCCGGGACCATAACGGCTTCGGGAGTGTGATCGTAGAGGTTGGCGCTGACACCAGCGAGAGCTGTTTTTATGCCACCGCGTATGTCACCTGAAATTGTGCTGGCTGGCATTTAGCCCACCATCGTCTCGGTGTCGATATATGGACCGAGGAGCCCTGAAATTCTATTAAAAAGCGAGCGCCCAAGACGAAACGGCGTCACCGCGAAATCCACTCCCTCTATTTGTCCGCCAGCGGCGGTTCTTGCTTGGAAAATTTCAACGGAGACTGCCAATACCGCAGACTCGACGTTAGCATTTCCGACATAGGTTGAAGCGCCGCTAAGCGTTCCCTTTCCGGCAGGGATAATGAATTTTTCCAGAATGTCAGCATTTGTGATGGCGGCGGTAAATACATAATCAGTTATCTCATCGTCAGTTACGGTGTGAGTACCGTTGAAAGGCCCTCCGCAGCCGGTAACGATGACGGATTGGCCTTCGGTGAATTCGTGAATTGTTGAGGTGTGGAAATAAGCCACATTATCTTCAAGCTTGACCTTATCAATATTGGAAGCAAAGGTGACAAGCATTGGAAGGATTACATTTTCGGCTGTGTCAATTATGTCGTTCAGATAAGCATCGTTATAGAGGGCTGACGAGACGCCAATAATATTTCGCAGCTCAGTAGCCGTAACTATTGTTGGCATCTCGTCATCCTTTCGATCGTTAGGTGAGCGGCCAGCTCGGGAGCGGACTGGCCGTCACTTTTGGGGTTTTATCAGCTCTTGTTGAACCAGTTAGCTCCGGACGCAACCTTCGTCGCCAAGGCTCCATAGCCGTAATAGGCGACCTTAATTTGGCCATTCAAAAGTCCGGTATCAACAACATTTGTTTCCAAACGGAAACGGCTGGACTCGTACCAAGTATAGGACTCTGGATTAAGTACAACCATCGAGTAATCACCAAGACCAGTATTGCCAGTTCCGGTGAAATTGCGATCTACGAATAGATTTAGACCGAGAATGTTGCCTCGCAACGAGGTAGGTGTTACAGAACCACCTGCATTGGAAGGAGCAACAGCATTGTAAATTGGACGGCCATTCGATTCTGCATAACCGAGAATCTTGCCCCATTGCTGAGCAGAAACGACTATGTTAGAAGCAAAGCCAAGTGATGCAGCATAAACAGCAGCAGCAGCAGAGGCTGCGTATGCGGTAAGACCAGCAGCATCCTCAGTTTGACCTGTTGCGTTGAGGGTTCCGTTATTCGCTACTTGCTCCATTACATAACGGTCAGTTTCTTTTGCGTATGCGTATTCCATTTGACGGACGAGTTCATCAAAGAATGCTGGCGAGCTTCTATCGAGGAGCTCTACGCTGAAAGTCTGACCACCAGCGAACTTCTTAACATCGACGGAAATGAACGAATTTGTCATACCAGTTTCGTTGATGGTTGCACCTTCAGCCTCGACTCCGACTGTCGGAACTGCTGTGATCTTTGGAATTTCAAAGGTCATACCAGCATCAGGTAGAACACCCGATGAAATTGCAGCAATCATTGGCCGGTCTGCGTTTGAAAGTGGATTGACAATCTCGGTTAGCTGACGGGTTGGGATTAGGCCAGCATTATTTGAGGTTGTGTCGTCAGCTGCAAGAACATACTGACGGGAAGCGTCATCGCCAAAAACCTTTGAGCGGATTGATGCTTCGAGATATTTCGCCTTTGTGAACTCAAGGCGAGGAGCGGTGTAGAACGCTGGGCGTGATGCCTCTACGCTCTGAACCTTGGCAGCTTCTACCGTTTCTTCGGCAGGAGCTGGAACGGTAGTGTCTGACACTTGTTCTCCTTCGGTTGGGTTGTCTGAATCAGCGGGCGCTGGCTCAGAATCTTCTTTTGGTGCTTCGTTTTCCGAAGCTGCGACTTCGCTAACGCGAGCCGAATCGATTGCGGGATCAGTAACTAGAGAAACTTCCTCAAGTGTGGCGCTAGTAATTTTCATTACCCCTTTGTCATTGGTCCACTCGTTAATCATCGCGCCTACTGAGAATCCATCGCGCAAACCTTCGGTCGCTTCGATTAGCGCATCTTCTCCGGCCATTGTGTTAGCAATTTTGAAAGTTGCCTCGATGCCGTCTTGGGTTTCATTAAATTGGACCATTTTCCCGATTGGTCGGGTGCGGTCGTGCTCAAGGAGCAGTTTGACTGGCTTGACATCGATTGACTTGGCGGCAAACACAGTTGGGCCGACTGAGGTGTTGCCCTTCTCGTTCCAAGTAACAATTTTGCCGGTGATGGTGCGCTTGATTGAATCGGCAGCGGTAATCGCCATTGGTAAATTAATTTTCATTAGGTATTAAATCCTCCTCGCGTTGGACCTGCTCAACGCTCATCGCGCCGATGCGGTTCAAGATTTCATAGACCTGAGCGCGCTCGAGAGCATTGCCGCGCAGGAAGTCATCTAGGTCGAATCTGACCATTACCGGATTCGGTACGAAATCCGGAAGGGATAGACGCTCCTCGATTGCCTTCAAGATTGGGCGAAGCGAGAAGTCAACAAGTGAGCGCCGCTCGGATACAGCGTTGGAATATGTCATCGATGTCGTCTCGGCGCTCAAGAAGTAGGCAGGAATCCCGCAAGCGCGGGCAAGCTCGAGAGCTACATATTGGCGGCCCTCTACGAGCTGCAACGCCTTCGGATCAAAGCCAATCTCTTTGATATCGACATCCGCATTTAGGAAAGCAGTAGAGCGTTGCGATCTAGCGGTTCGCCAAGCTGCCATAAGTGCAGCGATGCGTTCAGCTGGCAGATTAGTCCCAGTTGATTTCAAAGCCAATGACGGAACTGGATCCTTTGCATAATTTACAGCCGCGTTCTCAAGATAAACGGCAGCAGCAACAGTCTTACCTGCTCGATGCAAAAATCCTTCATCGCCACCATCAAAGCGAATAAGAGAACCGACACCCGATTGAGGGACTGATATTCCGTCAACCTTGTATCCGGTGATGGTCGTATTCTTGAAATCTGTATCAACTGTGACGCGGTCAGGTGCTATGCGGGTCCAAGCGCGAACTCGTCCGCCATCTGTTGCGCTATACATTTCGAGGACTTGGCCGTAGCCAGCGCCATAAAGCCAAATATCCTCAGCGAGCCAAGTGTAGATAACGAATCCAGCGACTCGCGGATCAGGTTGATTGATGACTCGGTGCGGATCTACATATTCGCCAGTAATGCGATTGAAAGTCGTAAGCGGAAGGCTGCCGATTGTGGAGCAGATTATGTTTCTAGCGCGGGCGACGCTTGGAACCGACATAGCCAGTTGCCGAGTCGTATTGGTAGCGCCGCCAAGAATGTTATAGACGGAATCGGTAATCTGAACCGGAGTGAGAGCCGCTTGGACATCTGATGATGCCGATGGCTTGACATTTGGAAAGAAGAAATCTCGGATTGCGCCCATTTGTGACTACATTGTAGGCCCTAGCAATTACGCAACGACGATATCAATCCCATCATCCGACTGAGTGGCGTAATGCGAGGCCATAGCTGCGGCAACCGCTCCGGTAATTACCGCTTGGCTAACTTTCCGGCCCATAATCCAGCCGCCATCGCCAAAAGCTAATCGGACAGCTGAGAGGCAATGAGCAGTTAGATCTTCCTGCGATGAGTGAGCAAGGCGGCCGCTAGATATGGCGCTAAGGAACTCGTCGCAACTTTGAGCGTATAACTGGCCATCGATTGCTTCGGTTG